ATATATACGCTTGGTAGAATGCACGTGTCATATCAATAACTCCGCTCATGTTCCACTTTGCTAGGTTTCCTGTAAAATTGGCATTATTTTTAATGTTGCTAAAAGCATGACTGAGTGACGTGTTCTTTAAAATAGTTGGAACATCTACCGCGTTAAATACAATTTGTGTTTCAGAAAACTGACGACCAGCTCGTGATAACGGGGCAAGTCCAAATTTATTTACGGTTAAATTTCGTGTGTATTTATTGTAGAATTTAGACACATTGTTAAATGTTATTCCATCTGTAGTAATATCATTGTCAATAAAAGAAATAAAAAGAGTAACTACCACAAAATTATTTTCATATGTGGTGGTCTCATAATAATAGTCCAGTAAGCCGTCTGTGGTGGATACAGGAATAAATGGTTTTATAAGATTGTGTATGTTACTGCTATTAACTTGCTTGAAAGAGGACGAGCCTGCTCTTGTTGCTTTATTGCCACGCACTTCCGATGGTTGTAGCAGCGTAAACGAGTAAGTAAATTGAGTGTCATAGTTTCTAATTTTGGGTTTATCGCAACACTTGGACGCATGTCGAGCCTTAGAACGTCTAACAGATATATTTGTTGCTCCTACACCGGAGCCTGAAACGTAGACATTATCGATAGTAATATTTTTATCAGTAGTCTTGCTACCACCTGGTACCATTTTAGTACCTTTTCTAGTTCCGACCCCCGTGTTCTTTTTATACAAGTGCCCAGGAAATCCAATTGATTTTCCATACCAATTACTTCTGTCACTCATTTGTATTTTGAGTATATTTTAATTTTTTCTGTTAAAATACTTAAATAGTCAGATTAAAGGATTTTAAATAAAAAAAGTGACAGTGTTCCAAAATATTTATATGTGTAAAAAAATGAATATTTTGATTTTCCTGAAAGTATGTTGACAAAACAATTTATGGAGGACCCGAACCTATCTCCAAACTTGGTCTAAAAGAGTCACCAGTGATTGTCGATATATTCCAGGGCCCAGTATATAATTGAGGATTCGGGGGCTCAGACCTTATTTGTAAATTTGCGTTTCTTAGGGACTGACCGATGGTATCAATGCCGATATGGTAACCAGCTTTCAATAAATTGACATTGGCAAGGTCACCTTTTCCAGAGGGATTTAGCTGTGCCCATTTGTTGTTGGAATCCTTAGGTAGTAGTTCGGAGGGATTTTGAATGCTGGGTTGAGAACAAGAGGAGGGTAACCCGGGCATGCTTGTTTCGGCTCCGTTGGCGGAAGCAAAAACTTCGTTTTGTCCTAAAGGTTCGGAGGGTTGAACGCTGGCCGACATTTGAGCGTTGGTATTTTTATATTGCTGAGACATTTCCGAGTTAGATTCAAAGCCGGACGACCCTTTTGAGCTAAAATAACCTCCGAATGTGTAAACAACATATGCGAGTACAAATAATGCGAATAAAACACCTATTTGGTTGTCGAGGAATAACTTTTTAATACTCATGATATATATAAAATTAACGATAAAATAATTTTTAGAATACTTATTTAATTAATATTCTCTAAACAATTGCTTGTGTATTTTTGGTTAAAAAGATTCCAGCTCGCTTTCAGAGACTTCATCAATTTCTGCCTCAAAGTCACTGTCACTGTCGTTGACATTTTCAATCATGTATGTTTTTTTAATATTTTTTGCTTCTAAGTAAGCGATGATAGCGGATTTTTTTGCGAGTTTGGCTTTTTTCTTGGCTTCTTTGTACAATTCAAAGTAGACCTGATTCGGTTTTTTCAGCTTGATTGTCTCGAGGTTATTTTCTTCTAATGTGGCGGTGACATCAAATTCTTTCAAATCAGTATCCACAATATCTTCTACTTCCTCCAATTCTCCTAATTGTTCCACTTTGACTTCTTTTTTTGTTGGAATGGGAACGACCACTTCGCTGACAATCTCTTGTTTTTCTAAATGAATGGAATCATTTTCCTCTTCAATCATAGGAGACGGTACGCTCTCAAGCTCTGCAATTTCCTGCGTTAGTTTCTTAATTTCATCCTTATTAACATCTTCTGGAGCAATTTCCGCTATTAGTGGCGTAATGGGCGTGGTTATTAACTCATCCATGAAATCTTCATTCTTCTTAAATGACGTGGCTCGTAAGTTATCTTCCTCTGGCGTGTCGTTAATTTTACCTGTTATTTTGTTGGAATTATTGCCTGTTTTAATTAAACAATTGTTAAATAATAATTCATTTTTTAGTACCATAATCTGTTTTATTTCGATTTCGATTTGGAAGTTTCTAGATGTAAATTTGATTCCTTGTATTTCCAAGATTGAGATAATATTTTTATCGCTTGTTATTTCTGTTATTGCTAAAGGAATCTCATTGTCGTCGTAAATTTTAATAGACGGTTCATTCATGGCATTGTTTTTAACGTTCGCACGAACTAAGTAGTATTTTCCTGATTTATAAATACGAATCGTAGAGTTAAAAGCATTCTCAATGTCACTAATCTCTAAAGCGTTTTGAAACCATTCTTCTGATTTTGCGTGAATTAATTTTTGGCAACGAGTCTCTAAATTCTCAAACCAATTTATTAAAGGGGCGGAACTGTTATCAAACATTAGGTCGCCGTAGTATTTTTTTCCGGATTTGACCAATCCTTGTCTTGTTGAGCTACGAGTCGTTTGGATGTAAAGCGGATTATTATTATTTAAGATTTTAGTGAAATAAGCCCCTCCTTGGATGGCTACAGGATTGGATAAAGATAAATGTAAGAAATCAAAATGTTCACTAGGTTCAATTATATTTTCCATACTTTTTAATGCTTCTAAAGAAAAATTAAAAAGTATTAAGACGCAACCACCTAATATTTTCGTGTACGCACAGATTTCTGCAATATTTTATGTTTGATATAATAAATGAAAGACTCGATTGTTCAACAGTGTTTAGATATTTTAAAACGTGAAGACATAAAATGCGAACTCGCGTCATTTTGTTCCCCGGTGATTGATATTATCATGGTTAAGCTAAATCCTTATATTGTTACCATAGTTATCCTTGTTTTTTTAATGTTTATCATGATTTTAGCGATATTGTTTATTTTTGTATTTTTATTAAGAAATCGACACAAGGCTATTTTTTAGCCAAATTATATAATATAAGCATAATGTATAAAAACAAACAATTAATGAAGAAGAAAGGTTCTTCTATTACACGCAGGCACGTGAGCAACAACAAAAAGGGCGGATATTGGGGGACCGTTATTAATCAAGCAGTAGTTCCAATGAGTATTTTAGGTGCGACATACAGCTATAAAAAAAAAGGTCGCCAATATAATAACCACGACGTAAAGACCCGGCGAAGGGGGCGAAGAACTCGAAGGAGAAGAAGCTTCCGTTAATAACATGTTTTAACTAAATTAAGACAATCTGTTTAAAATATTATTATTAAAATATGTTTATTATTAATAATATTTAGCACATGAGTTTCGAGAATCAAATTCAACAATGGGTTACCGCAGATAACCAGTTACGCGTTTTGAACGACAAGGCAAAGGTATTACGCGAATTAAAACACGAACTCACAACGAAACTCACAAGTTATGCCCAACAAAACAACAGTATTCATAACACTATAAACATTAGTGATGGAAAGCTGAAATTTGCTAACGTGAAAACGTATTCACCTTTAACGTTCAGATATATTGAACAGTCTCTCTCTGAAATAATACACAACAAGGAACAAGTAAAAATGATTGTGAATCATCTAAAAGAAAACCGAGAAATTAAGCTAGTATCTGATATAAAGCGATTTTCTAATAATAATTAATTATTATAATACTATAAATGAACAATGACGACGGATTTCAACCACATGAATTTATTATTACTACTGGCGGAGGAAAAGTCCAAAGTGCTGGTTTTACAATCTTCAACCGCTTTTTAAATAATAAAATTCAACCATTGTACACGATAAATAATAAAAATCCACTCGGTGCGAAACCGCTTGATAAGGTTTCTTCTTTATTTGACGGATTTATGGTCCCGATTGGACTGCATCTGTCTCCTCATCATGAAAAAAAGGAGGACAGTGACTGTGATAACTCGTACGAAAATGCGAGTGTTATTGAAGAAGATCTCTACGACACCTTGTTACATTTAAGCGGTCAGCATGAATTAGTAAAGAAAAAACCTACAAAAAACAAGAGCAAAAATACAAAGAAGAATGACATGGTTCTGAAAAAAACAAAAACAAAGAAGAATAAAAATGAAGATAAAGGATAAAACAAGATTGGCTTAAATAACTCCTACTGGTGTTAATATAGGAGTGGAAGTGGAAGTCGGTTGTGTACTGTTTTGTCCGGGTAACCCTTGGGCACCCGCAGGACCAACTATTCCCTGAGGACCTTTGGGTCCTGCGGGACCCATTGGCCCGGCAGGACCAGCGGACCCCGCAACACCTTGTGGTCCTATACCCCCCGCGACTCCTGCCGGTCCCACACTTCCTGTGGGGCCAGCTATTCCTTGTGGACCTGCTGGTCCTGCCGGCCCCACGGGCCCAATAGGTCCTGGCAAACCTTCTTCCAATTTTTTATAAATGCTTTCGACATCTTGTTTAGATAAAATTCCGTCATAGACGGTAAAATTTTTAATTAAAATATTTCCGTCTGCTCCGTAATTATTAAAATTCTCTCCAATATATAACTGACTATTCACACTTCTAGGAAAAGTATTCTTGAAAAATCCCGAAGCCGACAGATTATTGTTAACATAAAAGTCAAAATTATCTAATGCAGGATCTCCTTTGCTGCTGAATACTAAAGTTATCAATACGGGTGTTGCCATAGGAATTTCAATTGGAGGGTCAACTCCATCGTCTCCACCTTTGTCAGTTGAGAATTTGATGCTAAATTTACTGCTAAAATTATTAAAAACAAAAAAGGCAGGAAGTCGGTCTCCTCTAGTACAGCAATCATACGCCGTTTTTACTCCCTTTTTATTATTTCGCATTTCATTAAATCGAAAAACCTCCCTCCACGAACCCGACCCCCCTACTACTTTAATTATAAACGCAATAGATATGTTTTTATTTGGCTTCTGAGCTGTAGCACTGAACCCTAAATCAGTAAAAGGAATTACATAAGTCTTTCCTTTACTTAGTTGACACCAATCAGAAGGGCTTTGTCCGATTACACCTGTACCAGGTGGTGGTGTGGGTACGGAATCTTTTTTCAAGTACTTTTCTTGTTCAACAAATGACCACTTTGTCAGCTTTGGAATAGCAAAAGCGGCTGAGGCGTCTCCACTGTCCGCAAAATTTTCAATCGCAAAAATATTACGAGTGACTACAAATGAAAACAAAAGAACTAAAATGATAAAAACAAAAAACATCAACCACGGGAGTAAATCCTTATTTATTTTATACATTTTTTATATAACATAAGTGAATAATATTTTTATTTTTTTACTGTAAACAGTTTAATTAACTCCAAGAGTTATAATTAAATGGACTAACTAGTATTTTATCTATTTTAGTTTTCCAGAAATCCACGCGTTTTTGAAACTCCTGGTCTTCTAAAGTTTGCGGGTACGGTGAGTGCGTTTTCATTAAATTTTCTTCCCTGGGCCTTATTTTTGGTTTGTTACCGTAACAATTCGCTCCAAATTTAACCTCTGGATTCGCAATGTATCCACCATTAATTCCTGGTCTACCAAGGTCATGTTCATGTCCTTTAATTTTTTGTAAATTATCAAACGTTTTCTGTTGAGTTGGAAAAAAGGCGTTCTGTCCATCGGACCATCCATAATTATTCCATTCTGCTCCTTTCTCGTAAGCGTCTTCTAGTTGTTTATAATTAGCTAACTTAGACCCGTACGAGATACACAATGCTTTGGCATCCTTATAAGTGTAGTAATTACCCGGAACATTAAATACTTGTTTCTTATATTTTATAGTTGGTACGGGTGCAGGAACATAATCAGATTGACCAGGCAGTTGGTCTTTCGATTTGCTGGAATTTGCGATTCGATTCGCCTCGTCGGAGCCGACGGGATGGTCATAAAAAATATTTACCTTTGGCCTATTACTAAAAATATTTTCGACGTAAGAACTAATATTTATGTCAAAAAAGTACTGTGCCACATTGACACCAATTAATACTAATAAAATTAGTATGACAATAATACCAAAAAACGTCTGTCCAAAACTTGATTCGGTCTCTCCAGTAACAGAGTTTTTGCCTAAAGAGTAAGAATGCACAAAGTATCCGATTATAATGACGGACACAATCCCAATTATGATGGGATCCAGAAAAACACCGCTCATGTAATTATATGTAGCAGTTGGGCTATCGATTAACGATGTACTCGTAGCAGTTTCACTCATTATAATTAAAGTTTTATTATATATATATAATTTAAAATATTCTATTACCCTCTTTTTGCTCGTCTTATTATTTTTATCTTAAAAACCCAGAACCAAAATTAATGTCGGCATCGGGGTTTATGTTACGACCCCTCGACTCATTCTGTTACTTGTAATTTTCCGACATTTTTTTGCTTATGCGCGGAGTTTGGCTTCTCAGTAAGGACAACAATATTCACTCGATGTTTGCAAAAAAATA